TTGCCGGTGTTGCCGCCAGACTTGGCTGCGGATACCGCCGAGGTACCGCCTGCGGTAATCTTGCCCAGCACCATGCCAGCCGGGATCACGCCCGAGCCGGATAAGATAGTGACGCTGTCGCGCGATAGGTTGCCCTCGTCGCATTGAGAAACGAGGAACTCGCCAGCGTGAGTGCCTTCAGTAAGTGTGGTCATTGCTTGATCTCCTGTGTTGGCCAGTCGCGATTACTTCACGACGTGCAGTTTTTTGTTGGAACGTTCCCATAGGGAACTCGCTTGTGCTTGTGTCTGCTCCGGCTCTTGTGCCGCACCTGCGCCGACCTGCGGGTTGGTGACCGCAGCCATTCCGGCGGACAGCGCGTTGGTTGCGACGGCCTGTGCGGTTTCCTGCGGCGCTGCGGCGAGCAGGGCTTTTGCATCATCCGCATTCATCGCCGTGTTGAATGCCAGGTGCGCGGCGAGTTTTTCGCGGCCCTTGGCTTCGTCGCAGGTCTGAATGGATTTGATGCGCGCTTGCATTTCGGTTGCGCCGGCGTTGCGCGCTTCCAATGTTTCCTTGGCCGTTTGCGCGGCCAATTGTTCGGCGCTTATGGTTGCCGCCGCTTTTGCTTCAGTTGTCATGGCAATGACTCCTTTGAATTGGCGGGAACCGCCGTTGGTAAAACCGGCAGGTTTCGAGACTTGCGCCTCGAACTCCGCCAGAGAATCGTTGAAGCTCATCACCGCGTCTGCCAGTCCGGCATCCACGGCCTGCTGCCCGGAGTACACGCCCGCCTCTTGCGCGCGCACCGCGTCCGCGCTGATGCCGCGCATCTGGGAGACGTAGTCCACGAACTGCGTGTAGAGACCGTCCACGGTTGCCTGCATGTCGGCGCGGGCAGGTTCGGCAAGCGGCGCGTGCGGGGTGCCGTGATTTTTCTTCGCGCCCGCGTGGATGGCGGTGTAAGCCAGCCCGGCCTTGGCATTCTTTTGCGACTGGTCTACATGCAAAGCGATCACGCCAATTGAGCCGACGCGGCCCGTCGAGGTCACGATCACTTTGTCTGCGGCGGCGGCCAGCGCATATCCGGCGGATAGCGCCAGGCTATTGGCTACGGCAATCTTGGGTTTTTGTATCGCGCGGATGCTGGTGCCGAGGTCAAACACGCCATCTGCCTGTCCTCCCGGTGTGGAGAGGTCGAACAGAATGCCTTTCACGTCCGCATCCGCTGCTGCGGTGTTGGCGAGCTTTTCGATCAGCGAGTAGCTGGTCAGTCCAGACATTGAGTCCAGTTGTGATCCGCGATACACCAGCGTGCCGGTGATCGGGATCACGGCCACGCCCGCATCGGTCACGGCATAGGGCTTGTCGGAAAAGCGCGAGGCCGCGTAAGCGGCGGCATGGGGGCTGAGTTCTTGTTTATCTGCGGACACCGCATCAACCTTCTCGCCCTGTTCGTGGCGACACAAGACGGCTTCGATGACGGCGGCTTTCTCCGCCTGCAAGAGCAGCGGCTGTCCGTAGAGTTGAGTGGCGAGAAGTGAGTAGCGCATGACCGTCACTGTGCGCCCGAGGGTGTCCGGTTCTTTACCAAAGAACCGGACACCCTGTCATCGTGCGCGGCTTGGTTGGTACTGTCCTGGTTGTCCGGAATAAGGGGCGCGCTACCCGGGGGCTGTTCGTTGTCTGATGGGTAGCTCTTCGGCGCGCCAGTCCCTGCAACTGCAACGGCCGGCATCGCCAGCCCGAGCTCTTTATAGCGACGCTCCTCCGCAGACCGTTGTTCCAGCACTTCTTCCCAGTCCAGCCCCTGTTCTGCGCATTCGGCTTCCAGCGTGGATAGGTGGTTGTTCATGCGCGTGACCGCCGCGTCGGCTTCCTTGAGCGGGTCGATCCAGCCGCGCCCCGGGCCGATCCAGCGGCAGCGGCAGTAGGCTGCTTTGTTCTGGTAGAAATCCGGTGCTTCGACCAGGCCGAGGTTGACCGCTTCTTCCAGCCACAGCTCGAATACCGGGCGCGCCCAGTAGGTGGAAATCCACTGCCTGCGCCCGCGAAAGAAACGCCACGCCTCGATCAGCGCGGCACGTGCGCTGCTGTAGGTGGTGCGGCTGAAATCTTTCATCAGCAGCTCGTAGGGGATGTTCAGCCCGGTGGCGATGTGGCGGAATATCGAGGTAACGAAGGGGTCGAACGAGGTTGATGGGCGACCCGGCGTGAATCCGGAAAGTTTCTCGCCGATCTCCAGCGGAATGATCTGTCCGTCTTCCATCTGGATGGTCGAGAGCCCGCGATCTCTCATTGCATCTTCGTATTTCGCTTGTGCATTCGGGTCGGAAGACAGTAGCGACAGCACGTCTTCCTGCGCCAGCGCGGATTCGGTCACGATGGCGATCTTCGCGTTGACCACCGCCGCTTTCAGTTCGGCGTTGGTGAAATCGCCCAGTACCTTGAACTGGCGCATCACCGAGGTCAGCGACGGCTTACCGCGCGATTGACCGACACGGCCTTTGTCGTGAACATGGATCACGCGCTTGCGCCCCCAGTCGGTGAACGCGGGGACGCGATCCCAGGTGTTGAGGGTGGACGGGTCGGCATACATGCGGTCGCCAGGGTGCGAGCGGCGGATGTGGTAAGCCTGCGGCGCGCCGTAGCCGTTAATCTCGATACCGCCGCGCAGCAGCGGGCCGTCCTGCCGACCCATCGGGTTCGACAGTCTGTCCGGCTCAATCATCTGAATGCAGGTCGCATAGCGCAAGCCGGGACGCGGCAACCACAGCGGCAGTGCCAGTCCCTCTCCGTTTTCCCAGCCGGAGCGGAATGTCTGTTCGGTGAGCCCGTGAAAATCCAGCGAGTTACCCGCATCACATTCGGTGGACTCCGCCCAGGTGCGCCACAGGCTTTCGACGCGCGTGCTCCACTCTTCAGCCCACGCCTTGTCTTTGCCGAGCAGCTTGTAATCCGGGGTGGAGGAAAGGCGCAGCCCGACGCCGATGACGTTGTCGGTGATGGTCTGCAACGCGCCTTCCGCCACGCCGTGGTTGCGGATCAGGTCGCGCGAACGGATGCGTATCTGGTTTTGGTCGGGTAGCAGATCGGCATCAGCGCTGCCGTTGTTCGGCAACCAGCCGCGCAGATCGGGATGTGTGAGCGATGCGGCGGAATGGGCGTTGGTGCCGAACGGGCGGGTGGTCATAGGCTCACCGTGAGCGCGCGGCGGCGGCGTGAACCGGGCGTATCGGATAGCGCCGCGATCTGTTTTTTGAGCGTGGAAATGTAGACCTGCAGCTTGTCCGCATCGGCCGGCGCATACCCCACTTTGCGCCCCGAGCTTTCGGCGAGCGTGACGGACGCGCCGGTCATCAGCTTGTGATGGGCGGCTTCGGCCTCGGCGAGGCGGGTTTGCAAGATGGCGAGATCAGACATGGCCGCACTATGCGGCGGGGGGTGTCCGGTCTTTTACCAAAAAACCGGACACTTGAATTTTATGCTCGAATCGCTTGACAATTTCCGAATGCGGAAATAGAATGTCCTCACAGTTTGCGGTTGGCGCGAACTGAATCTTTAGGAGATAACCATGAGCAACTTCAAACGAATTCTTTTCTTCGCAAAATTCACATCCCGCCAAAAAGATGAGCTTGGCTTGGATATTTTTGAAACCAACTGCTACTCGTGCATTACACGTGCCGGTGATGGGCGGGTAAATGAGATCATCCGCCGCGTTCAGGCGGCTGGAGTGTTTTGCAAATTCATCATCATGGATGAGGGTGATTTCGCTGGCGGCAGCGGCATCATCGCCAAGGACGTGATTGTTGGGGGTGAAGAATGAAAGCCATCGTCGCCCACTGCATCAAGAGCGTTCGCCAGGTCAACACCAAGTACGGCCCAAAGTGCATCGCCGAGGTCGAAGTCCAAGGCGAGCCGCAAAAGGAATTCTGGATGTCGCTCAAACAGGGTGACAAGCTCTCCGATTGCTTCGACCAGCTGCAAAACAACGGCGGATTCAGCAGCAAGCGCGGCGAGTGCCACATCGTCATTGACGACAGCGAAGGCAAGGAGCGCTTCGTCTGGTGCGGGATGCACTTCGGTACACACTCCGATCTGCCGTGGCTCGAAGAGAAATTCGGCGTTACCTGCGAAAGCCCGTACATCGGGCGGCAGGAGGCGGCGGACTTTGTCGAAGCTGATCCTCAACTTGTGGATGGAGAATAATCATGAACAATATAGACATTATCAGAAAATATTTTTTTATCGGCCTTGAAAATGGTCGTATCACGCCATATGACCGGGCCACAAGCCTATACTGGGCGCGCGAAAAAGGTAGCGGGTTCGATATATTCACACCACAAGACCAGGCATATCGCGCAGGATTTGATAAGGCGCATGGAAAGATTCATGACTCCATTGCACACCTACGCAACGCGCGCGGACATGCAAGCCGACCTGAATTCTGGCGACATGTCTCGAATCTTGTACATCAAGCCAGGCTATGATGCTGACCAAGGCCATGCTCCACCAATCCAAAGCCGCCGACAAGCTCGACGGCCTCAAGGTTGGCTTGCTGCTCATGGAGATGGGCACAGGCAAGACGCGCACTTATCTCGACATCGCGCTGCGCAAGATACGTGCTGGTAAGGCCAGCCGCGCTGTCATCCAATGCCCGGTCGCGGGCAAGGATCACATCGCGGACGAGGTGATGAAGCACACCGGCCAAGCCGCCGTGGTGCATGGAGGCGATTACCGCCAGCCGCCCGGCGTGTTCAACATCATCGGCATCGAGAGCCAGTCCAGCAGCATCCGCGCGATGAACAAGCTGGCCGAACTGTCGCAGGATGCCGTGGTCATCTGCGACGAATCGCAGCTCATCAAGAACCGCGACACCAAGCGCACCAAGCACATCAAGCAGGCCACATACGGATCGCGCTACCGCTACCTGTCCAGCGGCCTCGCCATGCCGAACGGCGTGGAAGACCTGTATAGCCAGTGCGAGTGGCTGTCGCCGCTGGTGCTCGGCTACAACAGCTACAGCGAATTCGCGCGCTGGCACTTGAAACACGCGCTGGATGACATCGGCATGCACGGGCAAGGCCGCATCACCGGGCGATTCAATACCGACCTGATCGCGGCCAAGCTCGCGCCCTATTCGTTCGAGGCGCGCAAGGCGGATTGCCTCGATCTGCCGCCCAAGACCTATAACTACTACACCGCCGATCTCGGCGATGAGGCGCGCAAGGCCTACGACGATGCCAAGCGCCGCATCCTGCACGGCAAGCAAGCGTTCGAGGTGGACGATGCCACCATCTACCGGCTGTTCACCGCGCTGCAACTTATCAGCTCCGGCGTGGCACCGGAATGGTTATACGACAAAGACAAGGGCGAACGCCCGCCGACACTGGACAACGCCAAGCTGCCGCTGCTGCGCACCGTGCTGGGCAACACCAGCGGCAAGCGCGTGGTGTGGTGCAAGTACCGCGCCGAGGCGGATCAGGCCGAGCAGGCGCTGGTCGCGGCGGGCATCCGTTACGAGCGCATCGACGGCAAAGTGAAGCCAGCCGAGCGCCGCGTGCGACTGCGCCGCTGGAAGGAAGAATCCGACATACTGATCAGCACCATCCAGGTGGGCGGCATGGTGCACGACTGGGGCTTCGCCGACTACGCCATCTAC